CGTGAGGGCAATCCTCCCTGTCTGTTAACCACACCTGTGGCATTACAGTGGGAAACCTTTGAGTAGGTAACTCCATCTTTTGGTCTAGCTAGCCAACTGATGCTTCAGCCTTGCTTTCAACTCCAAACGAAACGTACGGAAACCTAAGTCCGTGCTTCCTCGGAAGAAAACTTGGCGTTCTGCTGGGACTAGTGCGAACCCTGACGCACCCTCTGAGATGATTCAATCAAAGAGGATGATCCATTCCTTCAAGACTTGTCTTGAGGTTTGGATTCAGCGGTCTTTTAAGATTGCTGACAGTCGGAGATCTGGCCCGTTCCTCAACAACTCATTCACTGAGTTCTTTAGGAACACCGATCTAAAGGACCTGCCGAAGAAATTTAAATTTCTTCTAACATGGAACTTCTCTCGGATTTTGGACCAGGAGTTGCCAGAAGGCCCCACAGAATGGGAATTCCCCCTTATGGGGATGATTCACCGTAATGTGAGAAATTCTGTCCTCTCTTGCATCACCAAAAGATCGACAAAACAGAAAGTTGCTTTGTGGAATCTCTTACAATGTAAGAGTTTAGCTGCTGATGTGTCACCTGAATTTATTCAGGAGGCACTTAAGAAGCACCACAAAACTCTTTCAAAGATACCTGAAGATCTGAGTCCTTCCCTTGTGGAAGAATTCAGAGAGTTCATTCAACCTTGGATTAAATCCGTGTTGAGGAACTACACCGGTACAACTTCTTACCCAACAAATCATTCGACAGCGTCGCATAAGCGATCTGAAGGTGGTTTGAAAGGTGCGCTTATAGAATATGAACATATTCTAGGAGCACAGAAGTCAAAACTCGGTTTCAGGCCTCGGAAAGAGCCAATTGTCCTAACTCTTGATGGACCTCCAGGTTCTGGAAAGTCTACAATGGTTAAGAAAATTGTTGCAACAATCTGCAAATCCTTCAATTGTCCCGAGACTTCTGTTTATTACCGAAGCTCGGCTACCGATCACTGGGACGGTTATTGGGGTCAACCCATAACAGTCTTAGACGATATCGGAGCCTTTGCTTCTGGAAATCTCCAGCCGTCGGAGGACCTGAAGGAACTTCTTCAACTGGTCAGTGAGTGTGATTATATTGTGCCTATGGCGGACCTGTCCGACAAAGGTCAGAAATTCGTTTCCGAAATTCTTATAATCACCACCAACAACGCAGCACGTGGATCAGACTTCACAATGGGATTTTCTTGTCCGGCGGCGGTTCAACGCCGATTCGGTCAAGTTGTCCGTGTTGTAAAAGGATCTCTTTTTGAGACCCAATTACAACAAGGACCCCATGTCGACGACCGTGAATTCAATCACCCCTTAAATGGGAGTAGGCGAATACTCGGTAAGCCGACTGATGTCCAATCAGTGGTCAACAGATTGAAGGTTCAGTATGATGAATTTCATGGCATACTGAGGCAACCACTGCGTGGGTTTAATGCCGAACTCGCATTCAAAAAATGCGATCTCAGTGATAAACCGAACGCAGTGAGTGTGACAGGAATTGTCGAACCCTTAAAAGTTCGAACAATTACTCGACCACAGTACCTCACATATGCTCTGAAACCCCTCCAGGAAGCAATGTTTACAGCTCTTCGGAACTGGAAATGTTTTACTCCCTGTTGGGATCCATCATACTCTCTTCAGGCTCTATTAGAACCTGTTGAGGGAGAACTCCTTCTTTCTGGTGACTACACGTCAGCCACAGATGATTTGAATCCTCGGATCCAAACCGTCGTTGCGGAAGAACTGGTCAAGATGTTTGGACCTGGTTTCCTAAGTGATCTCATCACTTGGGAATCCGGACCACACATCGTGTCCTATCCACGGAACACTGATTTGGAGGATATCCTCCAGACCAATGGTCAGCTGATGGGAAGCTTGCTCTCGTTTCCGATTTTGTGTTTGGCTAATGCCTTTACACTTTGTCGTGCGACGGGGACAACCCTCTCTACAGTACGTGGTGTCTTCCATGGGGATGACATTGCCGCGATTGTTGATCAAGACTCCTATGACTCTTGGAAAAAGAGTGCTGGTGAAATCGGACTTTCGTTGTCTGTCGGGAAGAATTATCTTTCCAAAGACTTCGTTAGTATCGACTCTCAGCTCTTTACCTGGAGCAATGGAGAATTGATTCATCAACAGACCGGAAAATTCCGACTGATTGCTCGTGATACTAATGAGCTTAACTGTAAGACGAGTTTGGAGCAAGGCTTTTCGAAAGACTTGATCCGCAAGTACTGCAGTAAAACGCTCAAGGGATCATTGCGATCACTGGATGTTTCCTATGAAGAAGGTGGACTCGGGTTAGTTACCACAAGACCTCTTACCATAATCGACCGGTGTATCTATCGTGTGATGCGTAACAGCAAAACAAGATGTTCACCCGTTGGTGATTTGGTTCGAGTTCCGAAGGAACTTGCACAAATTCTCAGACTAAAGAAAGCAGAAACGCAATCTTTACCTGAAGAGGTGCAATCCGAATCCAATTTGAACAAGAAGGTTTGGAGACTCCTCGCTCAGGCTAACAAAAATCCTAGATTGATGTCGGCACTGAGAGTGGATACCCTTCGACCTTTAAGTTCGTTCCGATCATGTCTGGTTCGTTGTGACCAAACTCCATCGGAATTAAATTCCATGTATTCTCATTTCTACGAACGAGAGACCCGTCCGGTTTTTGCGACTCGCCAACTACGTGTTGGAGAAGATGTCACTGGACCGAAACGGATCAATCGAGACCTAGTTTTGAGGAGGTAGGGCCGAGATTGCATCCGAAAGGATTTAATCGTTGACGCCACCCGACCGTAGCTCGTTCATCTGAATTTCTTCAGAGACATGGATAGCACTACGGGGTGTTTCAGCG